TATCAACGAGTACCAAAAAAATAAAGTAAACACAAAAATAACTTTTATAGGTATGGCAAAACCAACATCTGCAAGTAACCCTTATCTGTTCGAGGTATGCGTAAAAGATTATAAGCAACCTGTTAACCTCGCAAACCTTGCTCACTTATTCTGTACTCCTTACTTGCTAAGGTATGCAATGCTCAATGTTGTTAGCTTAAAAGTTGACAACTGCGGGTCTGCTCAATCAAATAGTGAGTGGGAACAAACATTCGCTCAAGATAAAATATATTTCAAATCATTATATAACTAACTATGTTTAGTTTGCATCCGACCCCCTCGTGCTAAGGGTGCAACTAATCCAAAACAAACAAAAATAAAACAATGGCAATTATAAAATTAACAAAAGTAAACGCATTTTGGAATAATAAAACTGAAAAATGGCAAGACGCTGAAAATTCAATAATAGTATTTAATACCGAAATGTTAATAAAAGCAGAGGAAAACAACAAAGGTGGCACTCGTGTACAATATAGAGAAGCAATGACAAACGCTTTTGATTGTGAGGAAACCTTAGAGGAATTTTTTAACCTATGCAAGTAAACAAACTTTAATAAATAAAACCATGACACAAAAAGAAACAATTTATTACAGAGTATTTGATTTACAAAGAGGCTGTCATTTCGCAACGGGTTACAATGCAACATCAATTGAAGAGTTGATAGAAGATTTTAAAAGTTACATTGACGGGGCAAATGAGTGCGAAGATTTAGACCAATTTAAAGATTTTGATAGTATCTTAGAATATCTGCAAGGTGCTGAATTAGAAGAAAGTAAAACTCCATTTGAAGAACAAGATTATTAAAAACCATGTTAAACTCCGTAAAAGTTTTCTTCGAGGATAGTCAGTACGACTATACGACAAGCGTAAGCAGCACAATAGACGAAAAGGCTGCAAAGGATTACTTCGTAGATAAGATGTTCAGCGTTGAGCGTTACCCCCTCGAAGTATTTAAAAAGTGTATCAAAATTGAATTTACGAAAGGAAAAGAAAATGAGTAAAGATTTATTTGAAGATTTAGACAATGCACCCGATGAGTTAAAAGCGGTAGTTATCAAACACGCTTTTGACGATGCAACGTATGAGAATTGCCAATTGCTACTTCAAGAGTGTAGAGCAATTGGGTACACCTTTGATTATGGATTAGATGCTAGTCCTTACAACCTTAGAAAGATGCCAAAACATAACGGCTATATAGGCTTTGCAAGGGCTTTAAATCTAGTAAACGAAGGATTTAAGTTTAGGCAAGATATGAACCAAACGTGGTTTGAACTTTACAAGGATGACCAAAAATTCAAGTTAAACAAAACAAACGCAAAACTAATTAAAGAACATTTAAACAATAAATAATATGAAAATATCATTAACACCCTTAGAATCTGAAACTTACTTCCATAATGCTTTATGCAATGGATTAAGTTATGTATGTAGTGGATATGGCTTAAATATTGACTTTAAAAAGTCAGAGTTTTTAGCTGCAAAATCTAAACTAACATCCCCCTGCTATGAAGACGTATTGCTTCAAATATTAAAAGATGGGGGTAAATTAACGCTATTAGATTTAGAGGGGGATGGCGACCAAACATCATCTATTACCATAAATGAAGTACACGAAAGAGTTCAAAGTGCAGACCCAAGACATTTATTGGATATGATAGAAGAGAATGATGACGCAGAAACAGCAGACGTTATAATTCAAACTGTTTTTTACAATGAAATGATATTTGGATAGCTATGGAAAACATAATTCAAGACCCCAAAAATCAATTTATTATATTTGAGTTTATAGTAGTATTCTACTTTGTATCAATCATTTTGTATAAACAATTTAAAAAGAAATAAACACAAAAAATATGAAAAAATTAAATCAAATTTGTAATGGTAGTATAACCATAAATCCATTTGTAATGATGCAAGCAGAAATAATTAAAATAGGCAGTAGGGCTATTGTTAGAACCCTCGAAAAAACCATCAAGTGTAAAGACCTACAAGAAGCTATAATATTAGCGAACACTAAAGGATATGTTATTACGAACAAAGAGTCTTTGCCCTTGTTCTTTCAAAATCAAATTATAAAAAACTAAAACTATGGAACAAGAAAAATGTATAGTACATGATATTGGCGACCCTTCTGTGGGTATCCAACCTCAAACGTGGGTACTCGATTGCCCTTTCCACATGGACGAAGAAAAAGAAAATATAGAATTCTTTAGAAGTAAGATATATGAATTGTACTCTGAGTTTTCAGAAAGTAGAGTTTATGTTTCTTTTAGCTTCGAGAGCGACATGGATTATTAAACTTTAAATAAATAAAAATATGGAAAAGAAAATATGCCCCGACTGCGAGGGCGATTACGAAATAATGTCTGACTGCTGCGGAGCAGGTATTGATTCGGATATGCTAATATGCTACGAATGTAAAGAACATTCAAATATAGCTGTTTGTAATACTTGTGATGGCGAAGGAGTAATAGATTAAATTTCAATTAAACTTTAAAAAAGAATAGTTTTCTATAAATAATTAATTACATTTGTTAAACAATTTAATAAACAAACAATGGGAGCAAGTAACAGTAACTCAAAGCAAATCAAGTTTTATTCCCTTAAAGCAAAGGCTGATGAAACGAACAAACCACATTTCGGACTTTATGAGAAAGTAAATGAGAAATGGCAAATTACAGAAACATTCGATACTATATCGGGCATCCTAGTAGGTGCTGAAATAGCTGTCAAAGAGTATCAAGGTGCTAAACAAAACATCTTTAAGATTAAGTTAGCAGATGGAGAGGAAATCTCACAGATTGAGATGACACACAACTCTATTAGCTACTCTATTATCAACACATTATCATCGTTAGCACACACACTTGGGGAGTTAAAGATTAAAGTCTATAAATCTTCAAAGGATGGCAAACATTATGGAAATGCTTTTATTGAAAATGAAGGGCAGAAAATGGCGTGGGCTTTCCAACCGAGCGAAGCACCTAAAAGGTTAGCGGTAACATTACCGAGTGGCAAACCTATGTTAAAAGATGGGATACAAGTGTATGACGATTCTGAAACAAGAGAGTTCTACGAAAATGTATTTACTACTAAAATTGCAAACTTGGTTAAAGGTACAACAGATGCACCTACACAAAGAGAACGTGTAATAGAAAACCAAAAAGCTAAGAATGAAGTGAATGAACACTTTGAGGATGATGATAATTCTCTTCCATTCTAAAATTTAACAATTATGATTAGTACAAAAGACTTAGCCCTCGAACAGAGGGAGTACGAGCAATCATTGCTCACTGATGCAGAAATCGAACAACTTAAACAAATAGAACATGAAAATTCAGAGAGTAAAGATTAAAGAGTTTAAGAAACTCAAAGACATTGATTTAAAGATTGATGGTCAAAATATATGGATAAAAGGCGAGAACGGCATGGGGAAATCAACCCTCATGCAGTTCATCGAAGCTGCTTTAGGTAGTAAGAACGCTATTCCCCCTAACACTAACGGAAGTGGACACGTTTGGGCTGACAAAGATGGAAAGCAATATGTTTTCTCTTTAGAACTAAAAGATGGCAAAACAAAAGTAGTAGTTGAATGTGATGGTATGAAGGATAGTAGTAAATCTGCTATTGCTGCTATCGTGGGTAAGATTGACTTTGATATTGATGAGTTCGTTAAACTATCCGAAACAGAAAAGGGACGTAAAGAGCAAGTTCTTATCTATAAGAATATGATGCCTCAAGAGGTTATCGAATGGATGGCACGAATTGAACACGATATTAAAGCGGAGTTTGAAGATAGGGCAGGTGTTAATTATAAAATCAAAACTTTGGAGGGCTTTATCAAAGAAAGCCCTTTGTTCGGCAAAGACTTAGATATTAAGCCTAAAGATGCTTCTGAAATTCAATACGAACTTGAGAAGGCTAATAAGATTAACGATATGTGGGATAGAGCCACAAACTCAATAGCAACACGCAAACAGAATATAGCTAAGTGGGAGGAAGAAATAGCTGCTTTAATGGCTAAGTGTGAGAAAGATAAAACAGATATTGAGATTGCGGAGAAATGGCTATTTACCAACAAGAAGGTAGATATTGGAACTATTACATCTCAATTTGATACTATTAGCGAACATAATAAAATAGCTCATCAGGCAGCCGAACAAAAGAAAAAGGTTGCCGAAGTAGAAAAGCTAAAAGAAGAAGCGGGTAATTATACCGTTAGGATTGAAACTAAAAGACACGAACTACAAGAGTGTGTGAAGTCTTTAGACCCTATCGTAGATGGGCTTTCTTTTGATGAAGAGGGTTTGGTTTATAAAGGAACTCCCGTACATATCAATAGTATGGCTACAAGTGAGATTATAGAACTTGGCTTTAAAATGAAGATGGCACAAAATCCCGACTTGGGTATTATCTGCTTGGAGCATGGAGAAAGTATTGGTAACGACAGACTTAAATACATCTTAGAGATAGCTAAAAAGAATAATTGGCAAGTTATGCTGGAACACGTTGTAAGGGGTCAAGACAAATTAACTATTGAGTTTATAGGAGGAGAATATGACAAAACGTAGGGCAGATTTTAAAGTGCAAGGCTTTTTCAAGTATTTGCAAGACAAGTATAACATAGAAGAGATGACGAAGGATTACAGCAACTATATGGATATGATAGAAAACTCTCAAAAATCCGTACAGCATTATCCCGAATTAGAAATTTCTAACACTGTTTTTGAAGATATTCTTTCAACCGTATCCGCAGCATCGGGCGTTTATCGTCAAGATATTCTTTCTAAAAGCCGAAGGAGAGAAGTTGTTTTATCAAGACACCTTATAACATACTATTGTTATCAAAAGAGAATAGGTTCTCTCGCTTGGATAGGTAAGAAGATAGGCAATAAAGACCATTCAACCGTAATTCACGCAAGAGATGGAATAGAAGACCTTTTGAAGATAAAAGATAACAACCTTATGCCCTTGTATGAAATAACAAAACATTTATTAGATTAGTAATTATGAAACACTATTATCAAATAATCATTATAGCATCGGTTTCAATACCCACTATGCTATGCTTAGGAATTGCTTTTAAAACAGCGTACAATGATATTATATCTATCTACAAGAACAAGAAAGATATTGATAACCTTGAGCAATATAGCGATTCTGAAAAAAGGTTTTTTAAGCAAGTTATTTTTAAAGAAAATTGGATAGACTAATGACAACCAAAGAAGTAATACCTCTAATCAATAAGCAGATAGAACCCCTTACGCCTCCCCAAAGGAGAACCATAAGTCGTATTATTGCAAGCAACCCTGATGATAAAGTAGTGGCTGCTGAAAGTATTGCAAAGTATTTAAAATGTGATTTAAGTAGGCTTTTGGAGGTGCTTGTTAAAGGATAATTATGGCAAAGTGGACAATGAACGACCTTAAAAATAAAGGTATGGCAAGAGTAAATGGAGTTTACAAAAAGATTGGGATTCCAAAAGTTAAAAAATTTCCTCAAGATAAACTTGACGAGGTTTTAGAAACTCTAAGAAAAAAAGGTTTGGATAAATTAAGATGAGAAAAGGAAAGTACAACATAGCCCCCAAGTCGCAGCGCACCCTCAAAGGAGTTACTTACATGAGTAAACTTGAGATGAGATACAGAAAGCATTTAGACTTACTTACCAAAGCAAAGGGTAACGATAAAGTGTTAAGTATTAAAGAACAAGTGCCTTTTCCAATTATCATCAATGGTATTACTTGCTTTAAATATCTTTTAGACTTTGAAGTGCAATATCCTGATAGAGTGGAGTATGTGGATTGTAAGGGCATGAAGACAGCGATTTACTCTTTAAAGAAAAAATGCGTACAAGCGTATTATAATATCAAGATTAAGGAAGTTTACGATAAGGACTTTTAACAATATTAACCCTTTGTTCAACTAAGATAAGCGTTACGTTAATCGTAATAGATGTAGGTATCGAATCCTTCACATTGGGTTATTTTTTAAAAACTATGGAACTTAAAAAGAAATGGAAAAACAAGAACAAGATTTTAAATTAAACTATTCGCTTGATTGGACTTACGAAGTAAAAATAAGTCAATTAAAAAAAGACATTGAAGAAATTGAAAAACTTGGGGCAACTCATGTAAATATACAGCCTGACGTAAGTTATGATTGCCCAATTACTAGAATTGACGCAATTTGTAGAAGAATTGAAACAGATGAAGAATTTGAACTGCGTAAAAAAGAATTTGAGGCACATCAAGAGCGAAATAGACAAAGAGAGTTAAAACAACTTGCACAGCTTAAATCGAAGTACGGTATGTAGTATTGCCTGTAACAGTGTGCAAATATAAGAAATGGGGAATGTTACACGCAATCCGTAAAAGTTGACGAATAAGTAACGCTCTTGGGTGGCATCCAAGTTCATTTGCAGCCCGCCCCATTTCTTATATTTAATGTTATAACTAATGTTTTGATAAACTTGAAAATGCACAATAAATGGAACTTAAAAAGAAACTCTGCAAATGCGGATGTAATCAAATGGGGTACTATTGGAAGAGTGGATACCTAAAAGGACACCACCCTGACGACACGAAAAAGCCAATAAAAAAAGTATCGGAAAAAGGAAAGGTTAAAATGAAAGAAAGCAACAACTACTACCGAATGGCTATCGGAATTAATATCGTAAAAAACAAAGGCAAATGTATTTGTGAAGAGTGTGGAGAGGAGATATTATATCCCGTTGGAGCAAACGTATCTCACATCATTTCTAAGGGGGCTAATCCTGCTTTATATACAAATATGCTTAATCATAAAATACTATGCGTTAAACATCATCAAATGTGGGAAACGGGAGATAGAAAGTCTATGAAGATTTACGAAGAGTGTATCAATATTAAAGAACAATTATTAAAACAGCAATGAAAGTATTTTTAGACACAGAAACAACAGACCTTAAAACCGACAGAGGTGGGGTTATTTGGCAATTAGGCTATATTATCGAATACGATAATGGCGAAATATTAGAGCGTGAAATTCACATTGCCCCCTCAAAGTATGACCTTATAAATGCGGTTACATTAGAGTTCTGCAAAATAACATTAGAAGAACTTAGGGGATTTACTCCTCACGAAGAAGCCGTAAAGATATTAATAAAAGACTTGAGAGGACAGAAGGGGGCTATGATAGGTTTTAACTCTCAAAAGTTTGACACCGAGTATGTTAATAAGTTTTTGTGGACAGCTAAAAAGAAATATACTGATTATTTTCACTCTCATAGTATAGATGTTTTAGTGTTAGCTGCTAATAAATTTATTGATGAAAGACATTCTTTGGGGTCGCTATCACTTCAAAATATTTGCAAGCAAATGGGAATACCCTTTGACACAGAACAGGCTCATGGGGCTTTATACGATGCAAGAATGACAAGACAACTTTATTATAAGTTAACGAAATAAATATTCATCTTACAATTGATTTTCAATTGATTACAATTAAAGTTAATTTATTTTATACCAATATATGCTTTTAGTGAATAATATATTTATCTTTGTGGCATAATATATAAAATATGAAAACATCAGTAACAATGGAACGTAAAATGGGTGATTTAATTGTTCATCAAAGAACACATGACGGAATGTTCAATGCAACAGCCCTCTTAAAGCAATGGAATACTACTAAAAAAACAAGGAAAGATGTTTCGGCATTTCTTAAACTTGACGCTACAAAAGAATTTATAACAGCCTTAGAATCAGCCGAAACAAGAAAAGTCGTATCGGTAATTAAGGGTGGGAATAAAAGTCAAGGTACTTGGATGAACCCTCTTTTATTTATTGATTTTGCCATGTGGATTAACCCTACATTTAAAGTACAAGTATTGAGATTTGTTTATGACGAATTGATAAAAGAAAGGAATGATGCAGGGGATAATTATAGAGTATTATCTGCTTCGGGAGTTAAGTTAAAAGGATATGATTTTGCGGAAGTTGCAGTTGCCTTGCAATGGATTATATTTAACACAAGCGGTAAAAACCTAAGACAAATAGCTACACAAGAGCAATTAAAAGAACTTAATGACTTGCAAACCAAATTAGCTTTTGCTATTGATATGGGTTACATTACAACATATCCTCAACTACTAGAAGAATTAAGAAAAATTTGGAATAACAAAAATAGGAAGTTTTAATTATGGAAGACAAAAAAAAGAAAAGAGGTCGCCCTAATATGTACAGCGAACCAACGGTTTCATTACACATAAAAGTACCAAAAAGCCATTATACAAGGCTTAAAACTATTTTAGAATATGAACTAAGTAAATTACAAATAACATGGAAATAAAAACAATCAAAATCAAAATGGACGAAAACCTTCAAAGGCTTGAAGCTAAAAGGTATCGCAGAGAACAACAAGAAGACCAATCTGATGAAAGAGATTTTATCCGACAAGCACAACAAGATAAAGCTGAAAGAATTGTAGCAGAAAGGGGATTAGACTAAATGGTTCTTGGATATACAATATTTATCGTTGCTATCATATTATTTATAATTGATAGACTCACAGATTAATCACATTTTAATTTTAGTAATCATTAAAAAAATAATACATTTGCATTATGGATTTAACAAATATAACAAATATAACAGCCGAAGAAGCAAGAGAAATCTTCTCGGAAAGTAAAGAAAACATTTCAGTAGATGCTGTTAATCTTCTTATTAAAGAAACAGCACCCTTTGCTAATATCGTTATGCTTCAACCATCTCAAGCACTAACCGATAGGCATTTAGAAAGTCTAAGAGCAAGAGGTTTTAAAGTGGGGTACACCGATAGGTATATAATTTCGTGGGGGGGATTAATCTAATGAAGACAACCATAAACGATAAGTACAGCAGGTTGATGATTAACGATTCTCGAATAAGAAATCTTATCGCAGAACTTAACGGAGTTACGCTATTGACAGCTACCAATTGGATAAGAGGTAAAAGCCCAAAGCTAACCGAGTTCGATAATCTTAAACTAATAGCTACTTATTATGAGGTAGCCGAAGAAGAACTATTACATCACGAAAAAATTAATACTATAACGCTATGAACCTAACAGAAATCGCAATGGCTAACGAAAACTTAACTACTCTTTTGAATAGTATTCAAGAGAAACAAAATCAAATAGATGATTACTTGGTAAGGTGCGAAGAACTTAGAAACCACAAATACGGGGACTTGTATAATCATATCCCCGAAATTGTGGCTGAGATAGAAAAAGAAAAAACAAGAATATCTTTTGATAAACGCCAAATCGTAGAGAATATAAAGTATCTATACAGCAAAGTGGAGGTAACAAATGAATAAACAAACAGCAGTAGAGTGGTTAGTTAATCAATTACAACAAACAAGAAATTGGCAAAGAGTAATTAATGAGGTAAATCAAAGCACAACTTCGGTAAGAGATGTGATTAAACAAGCCAAAGAAATGCACAAGCAAGAGATAATAAATGCTTATAGAGATGGCAGGAGCGACCAACAATCTGAAAAACCAAGTAGATTTTATAATAGATGGGCGGAACTATACTACAACGAACAATACGGAGGTAAAGATGGAAAATAAACAAACAGCAGTAGAATGGTTAACTTATAAAATAGAAGAACAAAGAGAAAATGGAAATGTAGATTTAAGGACTACTTTATTTTATTGTGAACAAGCCAAAGCAATGGAGAAGGAACAAATTGAAAATGCATATAAAGATAGCACTTCTCAATTTTCAGTTGATGCTCGTATGGATTACCCAAAATCAGCAGAACAATATTACAAAGAAAAATTTAACAAGTAAAATTATGAAACAAACAGCAGTAGAATGGTTAAAAGAAATTGCAAAACAAAGAGAACCTGATAAGTTTGATTGGCAACAAGCCAAAGAAATGGAAAAGCAACAACATAAAGAAACTTGGTTTTCAAGTACATTACAGTTTGCTAATGAATCAGAAATGCTTTATAAAAAAGATTTTGAACAATATTTTAACGAAAAATTTAAAAACAAATAAGATTAATGAAGAAAACAACAATTGATATTCCGATATATCAGTGTAAGTTAACTATAATATTAGATAAAGACTTGTCCTATGTTGAAAAGAAATATGGGACAAAATCTTTGTTTGACTATGGTGCTATTACAATGCGAGTGCCTAATGAATTTTCAGAGTATATTGTAGCTTTTGAATACACAGAAGGAACTATCATAGCACACGAAATAGTCCATTTAAAGAACTTAATCTATCAAGATAAAGGTATTGAACTAGATAGATTTAACGATGAACCTGAGGCGTATTTAACAGGTTGGTTGTTTAAACAAATAGATAAATTTTTAAACAAATAAGATTATGAAACAAACAGCAACAGAATGGCTATACGAACAATTAACTTCAACTTGGTTTGATAAGTCAAGTGGGCAGCATATACTTGAACAAGCCAAAGAAATGGATAAGGAGCAAAAAATACAAGCACAATTAGATGTACTATACAATGCTTTAAACTCAAATAATGTAAAGCTATCAGTTGAACAAACAATCACAGAACTAATTAATGAAACAATACTACGAACAGACAAACGGAGGTAACAAATGACAATAGAAGAACTAATAGACCGCAATTATGCTGCTCAAATAAAACGTGGGCAGATAACACCTGAAACAGGTTTAAGTGATTATATTGATAAGATAAGGGAAGAATTTAAAGAGTTAGTTTTTAGTTATGGTTGTGATTGTGGAGTTGAAAATATTGACGACAAAGAACTAATAGACATCATGCTTGTATGCTTTTCAATGGCTAAACACTTTGGAATTGATTGGCAAAAAGTAATGACCGAGAAAGTAGAATATAACGAAACAAGAAAGGATTAAAATAAATAAATAAATAACATTTGTATTTATTGTTTCGGGGGTTATATTTGTACCGCAGTTTCTAGATTATGAAAATATTAAAAATAATTCCTCCTTCAATACATTGCCAAAGCTTGCATCTACGCAACTCTAGGACTGCCTTTGTATTGTTGGGGGGTTTTTGTTTATATGAATGAGTTTAATAAAAATCAATACGCAGTTTTAACAGCTTCTATACTTTATAGAAAAGATATAACACCACGCCAAAAGATTTTAGTAGCTATGATTTCTAACATGAGTAATGAAAAAGGATATTGTTGGGCTTCTAACAAACATTTTTCAGAATGTTTTGACTGCGAAGAGCGAACAATTCAAAGAGATTTACAAGAGTTAGAAGAGAAAAAAATACTTAATCGTGTAATTAACTTAAATTCAGACGGTTCTGTTAAATTTAGGGCGTTAATAATAATAGAAGCAGGGGTGACACAGATGTCAGGGGGTGGTGACAATCTTGTCAGGAGGGAGGGTGACACAGATGTCATATATAAAAACAAAGTTTTAAAAACAAATAAGAAAAGGGTAGAATTTACCCCTCCAACTATTGAAGAAGTAACTACTTATTTTGTAGAAAAAGGATATAGTAAACATACAGCAGAAACAGCATTCAATTATTATCAAAATTTAGAATGGAAAGATTCTAATAATAAACAAGTAGTTAATTGGAAATCAAAAATGATTGCCGTATGGATGAAAGAAGAAAATAAAATAAAATCAGTTGAACCTTTTAAAATTACATTTCCACGATGAAAGCATATTCAGATTATGGGATAGATATTCCAAATAATAAATATAAAGGGGAGGTAGTTGCTATTTGCCCCGAATGTTCGCACACCCGAAAAAAGAAAAAAGAAAAGTGTTTAGGTGTAAATTTAGATAAAAAAATATGGCATTGTAATCATTGTGGTTGGAAGGGGGGGTTACCTAATGAGTTTAAAATAGAAACAAAAACTTATATAAAACCAATAGCTTCAAACAAAACAGGAGCAAGTGAAAATTTAATTAAATGGTTTGAAAGCAGGGGTATTAATCAAGAAACATTAAACCATTTTAAAATAGTAGATAAAAAAGAATGGATGCCTCAAACCCAAAAGGAAGAAAATGTATGTATGTTTCAGTATTTTAGGAATGATGAATTGATAAATATAAAATATAGGGATGGTGCAAAAAACTTTAAACTACATAAAGACGCTGAATTGATATTTTACAATTTAGATTCTGTTAAAAATTTTGAAGATTGTTATATTGTTGAAGGAGAAATAGATTGCTTGTCTTTATACCAATGTGGAATATTTAATGTTTTAAGCGTTCCTAATGGAGCAAATTTGAATAGTAATAACCTAACATACATAGAGAATAGTTATGACGAAATATCGCATTTAAAAAGGTTTCATATTGCAACCGATAATGATGTTGCAGGTAGAATGCTTAGAGATGCTATTGCTACAAGGTTTGGCAAGGAGAATTGTGATTTTATAACTTTTAATGATTGTAAGGATGCTAATGATTGTTTGCAAAAATATGGAACAGAAGAAGTTATGGACTGCATATCTAAAAAATATCAGTTTCCAATAGAGGGTGCTTTTACGATAGAAGATTTTAATGATGATATTGATGACTTTTATTACAATGGATTGCCCGTTGGAGCTAAAATAGGAGTAGAAGAAATTGACAAATTAGTTTCATTTCACAAAGGGTATATATCTGTAATTACGGGAATACCCTCACATGGAAAAACAGCAGCACTTGATTATATTATTACGAGATTGAATCTAACCGAAAAATGGACAGGAGCTTTTTATTCCCCCGAAAATAAACCTACAAAATTACATTTTAGTAAATTGGCAAGGCTTTATATAGGAAAGTCTTGGGATGGGTATAATAAAATGACGTATGATGAAATGAGCGATGTTAAAGAATACCTTAATGATAAGTTTTGGTTTATAAAGCCTGAAAAAGATTTTACATTAGATACAATACTTAGTAGTGTTAAAAGGTTAATTTTATTAAAAGGTATTGATTTTTTTGTTATAGACGCTTGGAATAAATTAGAGCATAAAGACGATAGTACGTCTTATGTTGGCAAGGAATTAGATAAATTAGCAGATTTCTGTGAACTTAATAATGTACATTGCTTTTTAGTTGCACATCCTACAAAGATGAAAAAAGACAAAGATGGAATAAGATTTGAAGTTCCAAGTCTTTATGATATAAGCGGTTCTGCAAATTTTTATAACAAAGCCGATTTGGGTATTTGTATTTATAGAAATTTTGACACCAATGTAACAACAATGATAATTCAAAAAATAAAATTTAATCATTGGGGCGAAACGGGAGCTATTGATTTAAAATACCAATTACAAAACGGAAGATATTATTTAGAAACAAAAGGTTCAGATAATTCATCATGGTTAAAAAGAACACAAAATTTAGGAGTTTTATCTACCGTAACAAAACCAATAGTAGAGCAGTCTAATTTAAAGGACACGGAAAAATTTTCAAATAAAACCATTAAACCAAGTTTGAAACTTGAATCATTTAATGTTGAGGAAGAATATGATGATGATGTTGCTCCTTTTTAATCACATTTTAATTAAATAAATCAATAATAAATTAAACATTTGTAAAAATTATGGAAAGCAAAGAAGAGTTAAGTTTAGCTATGCGTAAGCAAGCAGAAAGAATTGACAAGGAGTGGGAAGAAAAAGTAAAGGTAATATCATTTAGCTTTGTAAGGATTCACGCTTTATTGAAAGCTGCGAAACACGATAGAGATTTCATTTCACAGAATATGCAGTTCTTTAAAACAAGGAATACAGCAAAGAATGTTATGGATGCTTTCCATAAGATTGACTATGTAATACTTATGCTTGATAAAATATACGCTAATAAAAGAGAAGTACCCCCTGAAAAAGCACATCAAGCGGATGAGTTTACCTATAATATTGATGACTTTGTAGAACAAACTCTTCGCCCCGAAATAGAAAAACAACTTGTGCAGCTTGGCGAAAGGGTGGGAATGTAACAATTTGAAGTTTATACCCAAAGGGGTATGATATATAGTTCATTAACTATTATTATACCCAAAAAGGTATGATAAGTCATTCAGATAACGGTATCGGGGCTTTGCGTAGTAGCCCTTAGTATAAACTTAAAATTAACCACGACACTTGATAGGGCTATTACGCAAAACCCTTGTTAGGCGTTGTTTTTATTCAGAAAGATGAACGAATTAAAATTTAAAAAAGACACTAAGGTAGGTTTTCATTTTGATTATAAAGCAGGTGAAACAATGTACTTTGAAGAAGGTAGTTACCTTGAAAATTTTATGGAATGGACTTACAGAATTTATAAACCAAATGAAAAGGGTATGGCTTATTGTGGCAGTATTCGCTCGTCTTGTTTACGGGCTGCTCAAGAAAATAACGCCTAACGGTTTTGGGCTTGTCTAAAGTTTCAACAACACAATAACAATTGCTTCTCCAATTACTGCTATCCATAACAAACGGATTGTGGTTTTTTGAGAGGCAAATTTTGTTTGTAGCTTGTCGTATCCTACTTTTAGTTTAATGTTTTCATCTCGAAGCGTATCAGCCAATACTTTATAATTCAATTTGTCTTGCTGCAAATAAAGTAACTTTATGGCTGTTATGCTATCTTTCATGCGCCAATACTTTATTTCATAAAAACACTTAGTAGATTGCGCTATCGCAAAGCGGTTGGTAGAATCTTGCCTTCTCTGTCCATAACTTGAATAAGCTGTCAAATTTAAGGCTATCAATAGCAATAGTTGTAGTAATAAATATTTTCCTTTCATGGTATATAAATGTGTCTTGTTTTTTGAATATTGTATCATGCTGTTTTTCTAATTTCTCAAAGCTATCTCTCATATTCTCTACCCACTCCCTATCGTAGCTATTTGGCTGTGGTCTTGTATTAAAGTAAAATATTACACAAATAGTAATTGCGGTTATTATAGCTATGTGTATGACTTTCATATAGCAAAGATAGTAAAAGCAAACAACCCAACAAATTCTTGCGGTTAATATGTTAGCTTTTCTCCGCATTTTTGCGGTAAATAGCTATTATATTAAATATAATTATTTAGTCTTTGATGCCCAATCATTAAGGATATTAAAAAAAATACACCCTATTGTAACCAATACAGGAAATACATAAATGTTATCGCAGGGTATTGATAATAGTATGCAAACTTGAATTACTTCTAAAAAAGTTGCAAAATGCCACGCATCGTGAAACATTGGAAAATATCTGTGTAACCAATTAGTTTTAGGTGCTTCTTTTGCAGTTCTACTCCAAAAGTATGACCAACCAATTTTAGTGAAAAAATCATAATGTGCTATTACATCCATTATAAATTTTAAAAGCATAAATGTTAAAATATTAGATATTGCAAAAGTTATCATGTGTTGCATGGGTTAATGATGATATTTTTAATTAGTAAATTTTCCCGTCAATAATAGTTTTATTCTCGACCATATAATCTCCATTCGGTTTTACTTCAATATACGCAAAGCCATGCGACCAATTATTATAAGGCATATAGCCTGCGAACAAATCGCAAAGGCAAGCAGTTGAATATACTTTTACTAATTTGCCTCCTAATGTCCTTTCAACGTGTTCTGATTTTCTGTGATAATGACCTCCGATAACACTTTCTCCTGTTTTTAAATATACTGCTCTTGCAGGATTAACACCTCCACTTTTTAAAGGAAGTTCGTGATAGTGCAATACTTTTAACTCACCACAATAACCCATCTGCTTGTCTTCAATTAATTGAATATTTAACTCGTTAAAATGAAGAATAACCGATAGTTTAAATTCTTCCATATCCAATAATTCAACTGCTTTATTTCTTAAAAAAGCCTCCCATCTATTTTCATGGTTTCCCATTTTAAATATTATTAGTGCCTTTGGAAACATTGCTCTAAGTCCTTTTAAAAACTTGCGGGTTAAATCTATCTCATATTTAAAATTTCTTTTGCGTGGGTCTTTGTCAAATTTACTCAATGAATAAATATCCATCGTATCTCCATTCAGCCATATTGTATCAACTTCTTTTTGTAGCCCATATTCTAATGCAGCAAACAAAGCATCATCGTTTTGATAAGGGAAATGAATGTCAGATAACATCAATACTTTGCTGTTCGATTTTGGCAAATAGTACGGTTCTATTTTATCCGTTTCGCCTTTTGGCAGTTCTTTTTTTAGTGCTTCGAATTGTTTGCGAAATTCAACGTGAGTATTTTGTTTATTCCAAGTTCCTTTTGCACCTTTTAAAGTTCTTATATGACTTCTTACTTGCTCGAGGTCTTTGTAAACACTTTTATTTTCAGCATAAATCTTTTTTGCTAAGGTTAAATTCGCAGTATTTGGGAATTTTAACAAATACTCCTTCGCTATGTCTGATTTTATAGTGCCTTTCATATTTTAAAAAAGAGTTCCGATTCTTCTTTCCTGCGATTTACTAATCCTTTTAACACCTTACCGCCACCTGTTGTATAATGTGTTTGCCACCATTCTTTGAGGTCTTTAGACTTGCTATTAACAAGGTTAAATAATGTTTCAGACTTACCGCAATTCCAAACAAATGAAACTAAGGCATCGAATTGGTATTGGGTTAAATCTATTTTTATATTCTTGTTTACTATCGCTTCATATTGTGGAAGCAAATCCATCAATAATTCTTCCGCTTGTTGCTGTGTAATCTTATTGCCTAACTTGATTTTAGAACCATCTTTGTAAAACGTATTTCCATAAGCAATCGTGACTAATCCCGCAGGACAAGTATAAGCAGTTAGTTTGCATCCTTCAAATTTTTTGATTAATCCAAGTCCTTTAAGTCCTATCTTCATTGCTAAATAAGTTTGTTAGTTCATCTATAACTGCACCGCTTACTAATATCCAAAATGCTATCTTTTCTTTACCATTGATGTAAGCAGCTCCCGAAATCGTACCTAATATAGATTTAATGGCTAATAGCCACTTTCTCAAGTTCTTAGGAGTCGGTTCAAAGTAATTTTTTAATGATATGTTTGTCATTTTTTTAACCCCTTTTCAAATTCGTCAATAGATTTATCGGTAATTAATTTAATTATCCAAGTGCAAAAACGATATGCCCAATAAATAATTGTGCAAATTGAAGCTATGGAGGCGAATAAAAAGTTGTGCTTTTCAAGTAAGGCTATGAAGCCTACTAATGATACTAATATGTCTAAGAATCTAAAGTGCATACTGAGGTCTATATTTTTATTGTTGGAATATCTATTGTGTTGTAATCAACTAATTTGCTTTCATCTACTAAACTTATTACTTCCGAAGTAACCATAAAATAATAAGCACCTTTCACATCTATAATAGGTATGCAATAATTATCATTGCCATTCCCATCGGGTAACCCTAATAATTCATTTGCTTGTTTTAGCAATGTTTCAAAACCTTTTTTAGTTGTTTTTTGTAGTTGCATATTAAGAGGCGTTATTATTTAAGTAAGTTAATAGATTATACATATTGGTTTTAGTGGTATTGTCATCTGCTTGACTTGTCATAAAATGATTTGTTAAAACAAATTGTCCAAAACCCGTATTACTCCTAGATGAAAATAATGTTACACCACTTGTATTTTTGAATGTTATGCCCGTTGAAGTAGTAACTGTACCATTATTTGTTTGTATTGTTGCTTTT